CCGACGGCGCCAGTGCCGCCAGTCTGTCCTTGGCTGCCTGTATTACCCGTGGCTCCAGTAATTGATGGTCCTGTTGCACCTATAACTCCTTGAATACCTTGTGGGCCAACTGGCCCAAGTTCAATAATAAAAGGTTGTACTGAGCCAACATTGTACACATTGGTGGTAGTTGGAATCTCAACGGTTGAAATTGAGTTAACAGTGATGGCCATTAGTTAGTCACACTCGCATTGACAACAAACGCCCCTTGCAGAATTTTGTAAACATACCCACCTGGGCTAGTAAGGTTTAAGTCATAAAGGTAATTTCCAGCAGGAGAAAGCGCTGCCGTTTGGGAAGAAGTTAAAGTTAAGTTTATTTGTCCAAGGGCGCTAGTAATAACAATTTTACCATTGGCTGTAGAAAGTTCGACAAGCACGGAGGCCGAGTCTACAAATTGGCGCACTTGCATGCTGGCTGTATAGCCAGTTAAATCTACGGGAAGGTTATCAACTTTCCATATTGGAGACAGTTGAAAAGTGGTACCTTGATAGACCGCAATGTTGTATCTGCCTGGATTCACACTATCTCCTAAACCGTTTGAATGTATGCGCCGTAGCCAGCGTTAATTAAAATTGTGCGTTCTACGTCTGTTATTGGGGAGACGTGCCCACCAAGGTAGGCGTAATCTGCCTCAGCCACTTGGTCTACACCTGGTGTTCTGACTGCACTAATGGCAGTTCCATAAACAAGAATGGTATCTGCTCTGGGAATGCGGTAACGATAAAACAATCGCGTAAAACCCGCTGGGCCTTCAAGAACCGTTGGTGGTGTGAATGTGTAAGCCATGGTTCTCCTTGTTAGGGTTAGCCCCCGCCGAAGCGGGGGACTAACGATTACTTAGTTAATACTAAGAGGTGTGGATGCTTGAGGTAGTCTCAATACGAATCAAGGAAGCGTCACGGTAACGTGCAAATCCAAGTACGCCGTACCATCCGATTGGACGGAAACGCATCAACTTATCAACAACTGGTCCGAAGATGACATGTGGCTCTTCAGCAACAGCCTCTGCAAGTGCCTGCTTACCAGCAACGAGTGTACGGAATACACGCACGCCACCTGTAGCGTTGAGATATGAAGTTGTACCAAAGGTACCTGATGCAGTTCCTGCACCTGTACCGTCAGCGAAGTTAGCCATACGTGGAGACTCTACGAACATAGCACCTTCGTATGTTCCAATAGTTCCTGGCCAGAACTCAGATGAACCTGTCTCTGAGTACTTGTGGTCATCACGCCATCCGCCTGAGCCAGTTTCGGCACGGAGGTCATGTGATACTTCTGGGTGAAGGCCAACATAGTAATACTCACCCTGACGTGGAACAGCCTTGCCCGCACGGAGTTTTGCAACTGCGAAACGGATATCACGAGACTTGAGAACGTCGGTTGCAAGAACTGACTTCTGAGTTGTTCCGTTGGTGTATGTACCAGCGAATGTGGAAACTAGGCTTCCATTAACTTCAGCAATACCATTTGGTCCACCTGTGAGGGTCTGGAGTGCAACGGTATCAAGTGAGTCAGCCATGTTGAATGCGATGATGTCAGCAATTGCTGGGTCAACATCTGAGAGTGAGAACAGTTCCAACTTACGGGTAGCAAGTGATGCGTTACCGTATTCGTTGAGTGTTACTGTAATCGGTGTGGTGTTACCAAGTGCCACTGCATCTGGGTCTGTTGACTCAGAAAGTGGGCTTGTTACTGCTGCAAGGTCTGTGTAAATCTGGAAGACTACAGAGGAACCTGGCATTGCTTGCTGTACTGGACGCTTATCTGCGATATCGCGTACCATAGGTACAGCACGAAGGGCGAACTCTACGTAGCGGTCATAAGCGGTCTGTACGAGTGAGGTACCGAGCGAGCCAGACGTGCTATCTGTAAATGCGTTTGCCATTGTGTCACCTTCTTTCTATAAGGAATTGTGCGGATGGTTTTTTTTAATTACTACCGCGAAAACGGCCTGCTATATTCCCAGTCATTGCATCAAGGTCGGCTTTGGTAAGCGTGTTTGAGTTCAACTTGGATGTTAAGTCAGCATCTCTAGTTGGTGTAGTTGCGTTCTGGGTTGCAGCGTTGATTCGTTGATACGAAACAACATTGGCTTTCGTTTCATCGTCGGCTTCTGCGGATTCTGCTGACTTTGAGAAACCAAAAATATCGGCATTCTCTGTAAGCCAAGCATCTATCTGCTCAGGTGTTGAGACATCGCCAGGAATAAACTTAGCAAGTTTGTCTGGTACACCTTTTGATGCCAATACGTCTTTGACGGAGCGAGAGCGTAAGTCGGATTGAATGGCGGCCAATTGTTCCGTCAGTTCCTTCTTTTCTTTTTCTGCTCGCTTCAATGCCTTGCGAAGATTCGCAGGACCATTCGTGTCTTGGGTATCTTCAACAACTTCATCGAAGTCGTCTTCTTCATATTGGTTTGCCATGTGGCACTCCCTTTTCGTTAGTTGTGACGCAGGCCGCAAATTCTCTCAGGGGAAAGAGGTTTGGCTCCCACTTCCAGTCTTTGGTTACGCACCACAATGCTGGTCTGATGTGGTGGAATCTATTTAGGAGAGTCCTGCTTCAGTCCCCATGAGGGAACCCTTGCCTGCTCCTGACGAGCCAGAAAACTGGCTAACTTCTTGCATCTTTAATCGGTTAAGTTCTGCTGTTGCACCCGCTGCTCCAGTGGTACCAAAGGTTGCCGCTTGAAGTTGTTGCCCTACCTGACCCGCTGGGCCATAGGCGTTATAGCGAGTTGCTAATTCCTGCAAGCCTGGTTGTGACTGGGCTATGTTTTGGAATCCAGTGTTTGCCTGTGATTGGGTTATACCCAATCCGCCAAGTTGTTCAGCATATCCTTGGTTGATATTTGTGCCAGCACGTGCGGACTCAGCACCAATCTGTGAAGCAGTAATCTGCTTCTGAATAATTGGCGTAGCAACTGCTGGGTCAAGTACGTGAGCAATCATATCTCCCTGACTTAAACCATAATATTGTTGCAGTTGCTGTGTGAGAAGTGGGTCAGTGTTGTCAATAACTTGCTTGGCTGTTGAGGCGCGAGAGTTTAATTCCGTTGGGCTGACATCGTTTGTAAGCAATTTAGTGAAGACATCTTTGTTTTGTGCAAAGCCAGCGGGCAATCCGTAGGATTGAAGGACTTGGGCATATGAGCGCTCAGTGTTAATATAGTCTGCTGGGCTGAGCACTGGAAGGCCAGCATTCATACGAGCCTCGTTTGCTGGAAACCGCGCTTTAAATGCTACCGCTAGTGGGTCCTTGCTTTTTGGGTCTTGGGCAATCATTTGAATAGTATCTGATGTGTAGCCCTGTTGGACAAGGTTTGTTACTGCGCTTGCAATATCAGCGCCAAGGCCCAAATCGTTAAATGTTGCGGTTAGAAACGTAATGGCATTTTGTCTTGATGTATTAAGTTGCGCCTGCGTGGCTGCTGTTGTTGCATTAGTTTGTGCTTGCAAATCAGCAAGTTGTTTTTGAAGTGCCGCAATTGTTGGGTCTACCGTAGTTATTTTGCCGTTTGTATCACCGAATGCCTTGGAGGCGTCGCCAGCGAAACCTGAATTTTTGAAACCAGATAGTGCGCTTATATTGGTGTAAAGAATTGGCTTGCCGCTTGGGTCGAGCGTCTTACCGTAGTGAGTGCCTTCTGGTGCGGGGTTATTTGAGGAATACTCGGCAATGATATCTGCAATTTTTTTATTGGTTGACGTTGGTTTAGGTGCAGCCACTGGCGTTGGTGTTGGTGCTGGCGTTGGTGTTGGCGTTGGTGTTGGGGTTGGCGTTGGTGTTGGTTTAGGTGCAACCACTGGTGTTGCCTTTGGTTTAGGTGCTGAACCGCCACCTGATGCTTGCATTACCATTAGGACATCAACCCCCATTGACGAAGAATTGTAGAGCCAGTATTGCTAAGGCTATCCATAGCATCCTTACTTGTTGCCCAACGCGGGTCTTGGCGTACTTGTTTTTCAAACTGCCATAGGGGCATTGCCGCTGGCTTGGCTGGGTCTGTACCTTGCAAGCCTTGCTTAAGAAGGGTGTCGCTCATGGTAATAGATGCTGGGTCAACGCCAAGAATGTTTGAATAGGCGTTGATATACGGTGAGGCAATCTGCCTTATTGTCATTCCAGCGTTAATCTGGTCAGCCCATGCTGGGTTGGAACCAGCGGCTTGAGTTTTAATTTTATCGCTCCAGAATTGTTCTGTTGTAGCGCCAGAGCCAATACTCTTGGCTGCGGTATCTAGCCAATCCTGTCCGTAGCCAGTTCCGTAGTCAGCATTAAGGGTGGCAAGGTTACTGCGGGTTGTGGAAGCATTTCCGCCAGTGATGCCAGTAATGATTGGGTTTGGTACAGCGTTACCCCGTGCGTCCTTGGCAGGTTGGAACATGGCCAATGTTGCTGGCGAATTTACGGCAAGCCCTTTATCAAATGCAGCACGTGCAATTTTTTCAAGGTCCGAAGGACTAATAGTTAGGCCAGCCTGCGTTACATAACTTTGAAGCGCTGGCAACCACTGCTGGGCAATTGTTTCCTCATAAACGCCAGGCTTGTTTCTTTTTAATTGCTCATTGGCAAGTCTTGTATCTGAAGTATTTTTGTAGAACTCTGTTCCGTAAAGGGCGTTGAGAGCGCCAGCATAATCGCCTTTAACGTATAAATCACGAATTGCTTTAAGTTCTGGGTGGGCTTTAACCATTGCTTCAGTAATGCCAACAACCATTGGGTTGGCCGCTGAAGATGTATCAGGAAGATTTGGTTGAACAGTCCCTGCTGGAAATTCATCTTTAGAGTCCGAATTGGGATTAGCCATTTAGTAAACTCCCAATCGAAGGTTGTCCCTTTGTCATTGCTTTGTCTAGCCAGGACGAAAAGTTAATGTTCTGTGCACGCTGGTATTCAGGCATTGCTTGTGCTTGTTGTGTAATTATTCCAGCCTCGTCTATGCCGCCAGATGTCATTGTGTTTGTAACATTTCCAATGGCATTTGGGGTGCTGACAGTCTTGGTTGGCGAAGCCTTTTCCTTGAGGTTAAGCGCTGTGGTAATTTTAGCAAGGTCTTCATTTGTTACCTTGCGCCCTAGTTGGCTAACAAAAATCTGGTCGGCAATTGAGCGAATACCATCTGGAGTATATGTGCGGGTGCTGATGCTGGTTTGTGGACCAGTCGTAGTGGAAGTATCCGCCCCTGGGTTCATTGACTTCATGTATTGAAAAGGGTCTACTTGTGCAGTTTGCGAACCAATAAGAACCTGCAACCAAGCGGCCTGTACCGCAGTTTGACTCTTGGTATTCTTGCCAATAAGGTTTGCCGCAATTAAAGAATTTTTAATTGTTTTGTATTGGTCTGGGTACCTAGCGGCGGCAATCAATTGACCTATGGTTTTTGATTGAGTTGTTTTAGTTTTTGCGTCATAATATGGTATTGCCCCAGCCGTGCTGGACTGAACCCCAGTGGCAATATCGGTGACTGGTTGGGCTGATGCTCCAGTAGTAAATGCACCAGAGCCAGAACCGCCATAACCACCAGCAATATCTATTGCAGTTGCCGTTCCTGGGGTGGTTTTCGTCCCTGGGCTAATGTCTTGCGGAAGCAACTTGTTTGCTTGTGCAAATGGCGCAAGAAAAGTCTTCTTGGTGTTATCGTCATATGTGACAACAACCTTGCCATCTTTATCATATGCTGAACTTATTGGTTTTGCTGCCATTGTCCTAGTCCAATTTCGAGAATACGCTCTTAATTACAGCGTCGAGTTGTGGTTGGTTTACTTGAACTGCAAGCAAATGATTTTGCCAGTTTTGGTTTTCTTCTTTGAGGCTATAGCCAGAGATGCTGTATTGCTTGTACTGGCTAAGGGTTGATTGATGAACTAGATAATCTTGAATTAACCCACCAATTAAGTCTGCTTGCTTGTTGTTTGGCTGGTCTCCATTTTGGTATATCCTAAGCAACTGATTGTAGGCAATCTTTGCATCTACCCTACCCTCACCACCACTGTAAGATTTATACCAAACTGGGTTAATGTTTTCCATCTTTGTCATGGTTTTAG